AAATGAAGCATTGTTTCGTGCTAAAATGACTATACCTGCTGCCGCAAAACATTGTGGTATGACTGAGAAGGAAATGAAACTTACCTTCCATGAATATTTGAAGTATCACCCTAAAGATTATGAAGTCACTGAAAACACCCCTTAGATATCCTGGCGGCAAGTCCCGTGCTTGCACCAAGATGGACCAATACTTCCCAGACCTGAGGGAGTATGGTGAGTTCCGTGAGCCATTCTTGGGTGGTGGTAGCGTCGCTATTCACGTCACTAAAAAGTATCCAGACCTGAATATCTGGGTCAATGATTTGTATGAGCCTCTTGTCAACTTCTGGCAGCAACTCCAGATGTTTGGTCGTGAGATGAGAGATGAACTGCTACAACTGAAATATCGTCATGTCGAACCAACCAGCGCCAAAAACTTATTCCTTGACGCCAAGAAATATCTTGCTCGACCTTTGGAAGACAGTGAAAGTTTCCAGCGTGCTGTTTCCTTCTATATTGTTAACAAGTGCTCTTTCTCAGGTCTTACTGAGTCCAGCTCCTTTTCCGCCCAAGCAAGCGACAACAACTTCTCCATCAGAGGTATCGACAAACTGCCAGGATACTCAGAGATAATCAAAAAGTGGCGTATAACTAATTACTCCTATGATTACCTACTTGGTGCTGAAGGTAATGCTTTTGTATATCTTGATCCTCCTTATGACATTAAGGATAACCTCTATGGGCACAAGGGATCAATGCACAAAAGATTTGATCACGATAAGTTTGCTGCTGACTGCTCTGCTTGTAGTCTTGATCAGTTGATTAGTTACAACTCTGACCAGTTGGTTAAAGACCGTTTTAAGGACTGGAGTGCTACTGAGTTTGACCTTACTTATACAATGAGGTCAGTTGGTGAATATATGCGAGAGCAAAAGAAACGTAAGGAACTGCTACTTTTTAATTATGGAATTGAAGGACTGGTTAAACTCTATCAATCAGACGAAACAGAATCTAATTGACGAAGATCCTTCACTTGAGAAGGAATATCCCCCATACATTGTCAATCGTTGTTTTTCTGGACACCTAGATGCTGTGTTGTTTGCTAATGAGCTCAACAGGTATCATTTCCTCCCCAAAAAACTACAATATGATTTTCTTCTAAATAGTCTGAGGAAAAAGAAGAGATTTTCTCCCTGGCTCCGACAAGATAAAATCAAAGACCTTGATTATGTCAAACGTTATTATGGTTATAGTAATGAAAAGGCAAAACAAGCTTTGAGGATTCTTACAGAAGAACAACTTAATTTTATAAAATCGAAATTTGACACTGGAGGAAAAAAATGAGTGTGGTTCAAGAACCCGAAGTGAAGTGGTCGCCTGAGCAAATGGTTGAAGTGGTTCTTAACGAACCCGATGACTTTTTGAAAGTGCGTGAAACTCTGACTCGTATCGGAGTCGCTTCAAGAAAAGAAAAGAAGATTTACCAGTCCTGCCATATTCTTCACAAGCAAGGAAGGTATTATCTGGTCCACTTTAAGGAATTGTTTGCCCTTGACGGTAAGCACGCAAACCTTACTGTGAATGATGTCCAACGACGCAATCGTATCGCCCAACTCCTTGCCGACTGGGGTCTGATTGGTATTGTGGACGTTGCCAAGATTCAAGACATTGCTCCCCTGAATCAAATCAAAGTCCTTGCTTATAAGGACAAGGGTGAGTGGATTCTTGAGACCAAGTATAATATTGGGTCTAAGAAGAAACGGGTAGAGGAAACCGAATAACATAAGGGGCTTGACGCCCCTTTTTTATGTTATAATATTAGTCTTCGGGTCAATTAGTATTCAATCGCTAATACTCTTGTTAGTATTCACTTGCCAATACTTACCGAAGAAATTTGAATTAGTATTCAAAGTGAAAAACTTTTATTAGTTTTCAACCCATAATACTTGACAGAATAAAAATGAATCTTTTTACAATTGACGTTGGACAAGGAAAAGTCCACATTTATGATAGTGGTAATGACAAATTCCACGGAAAACTTCCACAAGAAAGTCTTATCAATCTTAACATTCCTGGATTAAAAAGAGGAGATTGTTTGATTATTGAGTGTGCTCATGTTAGAGAATCTCATAGACTCACACTTGCACAACCTTTTAACTTCAATCAACTAGAAGAGTTAAAAGAAAATCTTGATGAAATGGAAGTTTCTCTCAAACTGTTTCCACAAAAGACAACACCTAATGCACGTAAGTATTATGGTGTAGAAGCAGACCAAAAGACTGATGAAGTTGATACTAGAGCAATTGCTCAATATCTTCTAAATGATAAAAATGTATTCAATTCTCTTAAAAATTTTATTCCAACAAAACTGGTAGAATTTCAAGAAAAAAGCGATAGTATTTTTGAATACATCCAACAGTCTAACGAAGATATCAATATTGCTAAAACATGTGAATATGGTTTTAGTAAAAAAATTGATTATGAAGATGAAGTATCAAAATGGATGAAAAAGTATGCTCTGAAGTTAACAGAGTATCTTGAAGGTGACATGGAATTAATTCATGCTATTGGATTGAAGTTTGATAAGAAAGGTTCTATCAAGATAGATGTCCCAAATCGTTTTTATACTATTCTTCATTCTATCTTAAGACCTAATGGAGAACTTCGTATACGTCCAGATAATGGCAAACTTCCAAACTGGAAATATGTAAAAGCACATTATCTTGGATGCAAACCTTATCATATGAATCAAGGTGTTGCTGCTTCTAATTACAAACATTGGATGCGGCGGGCAGTATCTGAATATTCCAACCCCAACAAAAAGTCTGCAAATTCTACAGATTTTATGGTTGGAATGTCTAGAGAAGATGTTGTTAAACTGAAGCAAGCACGTACTAAAGTTGACAAGATGACTCAAAAAATTTGGTATGCATTGCGGAAGATGATTGTTGAGGATGGTCTCCGTTAGTATTCAAACCCAAATACTCTGGTTAGTATTCAACAGGTAATATTCAACCATCTTCAAATCTTTTAGTTAGTATTCAAGGAGAAAAACTCTTGTCAGTTTTCAGGTCTCAATACTCATAAAAATCAGTTGGTATTCAATACATAAAACTCTTGTTGGTTTTCAGCGTGTAATACCCGTAATAAAAAGTGAGGGTTTCCGACCCTCCTTTTTTATGCTTTCTTGTATAATTAGTAGTGGATGCCGTAAGGGTCCACACAACACAAACTCGCTTTAAAAGGAGCTACCATAATGAACTTCCAGCGTTATACCGCTGCGGATCTTCCTACCTTGATGGATAAGATCAACAAAAACAGCATTGGGATGGATGAATACTTTGACCGCCTGTTTAAACTTCATGAAACTTCAACCAACTATCCGCCTTACAACCTTATTCAAGTAAATAATGTAGAATCGCATTTAGAGATTGCATTAGCAGGTTTTAAGAAAGGAGAAGTAAATGTTTTCACGGAGTATGGAAAACTTTTTGTCGAAGGGCAAAAAGAAGATAATGAGTCGGAGAAGACCTTTATCCACAAGGGATTGGCTAGCAGAAGTTTTAAACGAGCGTGGACTCTATCCGACGACACAGAAGTCAGAGACGTTGCATTTGAAGACGGACTCCTCAGAATCGTCCTTGGAAAAGTAGTTCCAGAGCATCATGCCCGTAAAGACTATCTCTAAATAGTAATGAATATCGTCGGCGCAATGCCACGGGAGGTAACTGGCACAATCCAGTTGACACCTCCCTTTTTTATTGCTAGAATGACTGAAGGAGTTGAGTAACTAATGTCAATCAAACTTGTATTATTGAAGTCTGGTGAGCAAGTCATTGCTGATGCAAAAGAGCTTGTTGCAGAAGAAAAAGTCCGTGGATATCTTCTTAATAAACCTCAGAAAGTAAGTGCCACCAGAGCAATGCTTTTGACTGAGGAAGAAAGTCCAGAAGATGGCAATTGTCAAATTACTCTATCGCCTTATATCCTTTTGACGAAGGATGAGGATATTGTTGTCTCAACCGATTGGGTTGTGACTGTTGTAGAGCCCCTTGAATCTTTGACCGAAATGTATCAGGAGAAAGTAAATGGACAAGTCGATTAAGTGCTTGCTTATGAATGTTGATAATGTTATTATCAGCGAGGTAGTTGAGGTTGATGCTGCACTTGGTGACCCCAATTGCAAACTAATTAATCCTTATCTCTTCAATAGTGAAGATGATATGGTCCCTTGGCCAAAGGCAACCAACCAGAGAGAGCTTATGATTCGGTCGGAAGACATTCTGACCATCGCAGACCCAACAGAAAAAGTCATTGAAAAATATCTGGAATTGACTGGAGAATGAGATTTTACACAAACGTGCAAATGGTCGGGGACCACTTCTTGGTCCGTGGTTATGAGAATGGCAAACATTTCATGACCCGTGAGAAGTTTTACCCGACTCTTTTTGTTCCCTCTAATAAGAAGACTAAGTATCAAACTCTTCAGGGGGAGTATGTTGAAGCAGTCCAACCTGGGTCTGTGCGTGATTGCCGTGAGTTTATCAAAAAGTATGATGGTGT